GCTGATGCTTGGTTCGCAAAACAAGGAGGTGCTTCATGATCAACATCAATTTAGATAAAGCACGTGAGATTCACCGCGATCGAATCCGTCAGGCACGAGCCAAGCTTTTCGAGACGGCTGATCTTGCCTTTATGAAGGCCATCGAAGCCGGCGACGATCTGGCCAAGGCTGAAGCTGTTGCTGTTAAACAGCTCCTTCGAGACGCACCCGCTGCTCCTGATATCGACGCTGCAGCAAATCCCGACGAACTGAAGGCCGCGTGGAACGAGTCGTTACTTGGACCTTCTCCTTATTAACTAAATTCGGCTAAAGTAAACTAGGCACTAGGGCCAGATGTAGGGATGGTACTCCGCTCACCACTTGTTATTATCAGCGGTGTCATCAATCAGTTGCCGCCTGGTGACTCGATTGGTGGTGAGACTGACCCTGTAGCTCTAGCGTCTGGTAACGCCGGTATTGCTCTGGGCCTCGAGGCTCTGGCGTCAGGTAACGCCGCCCTCGTCGACGCCGAAACTGCACTCGCATCCGGTAATGCCGGAATTGCAGTTGGTCTTACTGCTTTAGCTTCTGGTAACGCAGCTCTTGCGAATGAAGCTGCTATTTCCGGTTACGCACTTGTTCCTTCTGGTGCATTTGCCGGTGCTTCTGCATCTTTAGTTCTGCTGCACGACACGACCGTCGGCAGCACGGTCAATCTGTCGGGCCAAGGCGGTCTGCAGATTCAGCAAGTTGACGACCTGATCACCATTTCGGGTGGTACTGGTGCTGGCGGCGGCGGCGCCGTGGGTAGCGGTCAGGCAGAAAACTTCTGGCTGAATCTCATTGTAATTTCTGGAAGTTATACTATTCCTAGCGGCTATAACGCCGGTACTTTTGGTCCTGTCGATGTCCTAAGTGGCGTCACGGTCACCACTCCTTCTGGATCTACTTGGACGGTGGTCTAAATGGTTTTACGAATCCGTGGTGAAGGTCTTGTTGAAGGGCTTCAAGTCGGCGGCTTGCCTGATGGCACTGTTGATAACGATACTTTGGCGGCCGGTACGCCTAATACAGCAGCGCTGCCCGCTGGAAGTATTTTGCAGGTGGTTAAAAATCAAAAACTGGACGTTACCAGCGATACCACCACTTCAGCTTGGACAGATTTTACCGGTTGTACTGTAACGATTACTCCCACCGACGCATCTAACAGGATTATCGGTATTTTTAGCTTTTCACATGGTGCTAGTAGTTTTGACTTTATACGCAATTTTAGAGCTGTTCGAGGTACGACCGTTGTAAGTGATGTTCCGTCTACGGGAGTGCAATCAACAATTAGCCGCGTCCGTGACTTACATGACAACAACGGCGCCAATTACAGCAGCTTTATTTTTGACGATGACCTGACAGGTTATACTTCCGGATCGATTACTTATCAGCTGCAGTATTACGCAACGCAAGCCGGAACCTATTACATTAACAGGTCATCAGCTAACACAGCCGAATGGGGACAAGGCGCGTCTACTTTTATTGCAATTGAGGTGGCAGCATGAACCTTAATCACGACGCTATTTACAGAGCCTACGCTGGCACTGTTGTCCGCATTGACGACAGCACTGGAGCCTTCGACGCCGACGGCAACAAGATCGAACTAGACCAAGCTCTTGTCGATGCAGCCGCTGCTGAAATTGCAGCCGAGCAAGCCGCCACTGAGTATCAGCGCCAACGCGCACCCGAATATCCACCGCTTCAAGAGTTCGTGGACGCCTACTACTGGGCTCAAAAAGGCGACAATACGTTGATGGACGCCTACGTGGCAGCTTGCGATAAGGTCAAAGCCGATTATCCGAAACCGTAATAAAAATGCCTGCTAAACTGTTTTTACAACCAGGCGTTTTTGGCGCTTACGCTCGAGGTGCCGTATGAGCCCAGTAAGAATCTACGGCGATCAGGGCTATTTAGAGCTTGCTGGACCTACGCAGGCTACGAATACGACCCTAATTATGCCCTCGGGCACGGGGACGAGCGGTCAATACCTGCAGACCGACGGCGCTGGTGCGACGAGTTGGCAGACGGTTACTGGAGCGCAATGGACAAGTGGGACCGCTCAAACGCTTAGCGGAACGTCACAGATTTTCGACTCAATTCCATCTAATGCAGTTTGGATTGTTATTACGTTTATTAACGTGAGTCCAAATGGAGCCAGTAATTTTCAGTTTAGAATAGGTGACTCTGCCGGGATTGAAACTACTGGGTATGAGTCCAAATCAAACGCAACAAGCTCTGTAGCCGATAACAATACTACTGAGTTTGAATTTAACTATACGGGTGACGCTGCTTATGCCTACGACGGCGTCATAGAGCTTTGGAGGCATTCAGGAAACACTTGGAACGTAAGAGGTCAGTTGCAGCAGCAGACTGTCAATGACATCATGACGTGCGTTGGTACTAAAACGCTATCAGACACTTTGACGCAAGTAGAAATCAGCGTGAATCCTTCCAGCTTTGATGCTGGCACTGCGACAATCCATTACCTGACTTCGAGCTGATCATGAAAAAGATATACAACGTTCAAACCGGCGAAGTCACCACAATCGAACTGACCGCCGAAGAAATTTCTGAACGCGAAGCCTACGTCCGTGACGTGCTGCCCGTAAAACAAATGGCGGCTCTTCGCCAACGCCGCAACCAACTCCTTGCCGAAACCGACTACCTCGGTCTTCCCGACTTAGGCGGGTTCACCCCCGAAATGGCGGCATATCGTCAGGCACTCCGCGATCTTCCCGCGAACACCACAGACCCCGCCAATCCCGCGTGGCCGGTTAAGCCAAACCCCGCTTAGGTTTTACTAAGTGGAGCTATAATCAACTTATAGCCTTTGGGCCTGCGGAACAGTGAGCACAGTACGTACAACCAATCTGCAGAGCCCCTTCGCAGCTAGCGTTGGTTTCGAGCTGCTCGCTGACGGCACGGTTAAGGGAAATAAGGCGAGTTACAGCACAATTTCTGGCGTCGGCACGATCAGCGGCCAGATCACCCTGGACTTTTCTCAAGCGAATAATTTTAGTCTCACGCTGGGCGGCACTTCGAGCTTCAACGCCCCGTCGAATCAAGCGGAAGGCCAAAACGGCATCATCTTTATTCTCCAGGACCCCAACGTCGGTTTCCGGACCCTGAGTTACAGCGGCGCGTGGAACTTCCCCAATGGAGTGGCGCCCACACTTTCGACGGCGAGTGGAGCTGTAGATTCACTGGCTTATGTTGTGCGCTCTGGCGGCGCTGTTGATTGTGTGTTCAACGCCGCTTTTAGCTAATGGGCATCCTCGGCGATAATCCTTTCGTTGCTCTCGGCAACCCTGGTACTGGGTATCAGATCGAGCAAAGCTTGCGGTTTAACTCGGCGGATAGCACCAAGTTGAGCAGGTCTCCGAGTGTTGCCGGGAATCAGCGGCAATTTACGATTTCATTCTGGGTAAAAAATACAACGACCACGATTGGCAACGTATTTGTTCAAGCACGCACAAATCTTCGTCTTAATACTACAAATGCAGCGTTTATCCTAAACGCAGGGTATGGCGGCACCAACCGATTTTTTACTAGCAACGCTTCACTTAGGGATCCATCTGCTTGGTATCACTTTGTACTTGCCTTCGACACGACTCAAGCCACTGAAACGGACAGGGTAAAAATTTGGGTAAACAATCAACTCCAAACTTATTCTTCTGCAAGCTATCCTCCTCAAAATCAGGATCTTGATTTCAATACCACAGAAGTTTTTTACATTGGGGCAGAAAATACCTCTGAGTATTTAAATGGGTATCTCGCAGAGTTTTACGCCATCGACGGCTCTGTGCTTGCACCGACCGATTTTGGCGAACCAGACAACAACGGCGTCTGGCGTCCTAAGGCATTTATTCCTCCTGCTGATCGCGCACAGTTCCCGGCTACTAACGTTGTTTACCGCGATGGTTGGAGTGCATCCGCTCTTAACCCTTACTACTCGTTCGACGGTCTCCTGTGGCGCGGAACGGCTGTAAATGGTGTTACTAACGCCACGTGGAGCGGCTCTATTGATACGTCTGGAGCAACAACGGTACGGATTTTAACGGCTTTTGGTGCAAACTCTGGCCAGGTCGGAGGCGCCGGAGATCTGGTGAAAGTAAATAACACAGATATCAGCGGCAAGATGAAGACCGCAAATGCTTACTTAACACTGACGTGGATTGATATAACTACGGAGGCTGGTAACGCAATCACCGGTCTTTATATGAACGCTATTAGTGGTGTATCAAACCCGTCTATTGCAGCCATTGATATTGACGGTGTTGTTGTCGTTGACGAACTTTCCGGTTACGGGGAGAACGGCGCCTATCTGACTTTCAATCCTGGTGCCACCAACGGCATCGGTCACGACCACAGCGGCAACGGCAATAACCTTTCGCCTACTGGCTTCACCACCTCCGGCACTGGTACGGACGTGATGAGCGACACGCCGACTAATAATTTCATGACTTGGAACCCGATTGTTCCTCGCTCCGATCAAACATACACTTGGCTAGGTGTCTTAAGCGAAGGCAATCTAAAAGGCACTAACTCAGGCGTAACATATAATGCCGAAAATTTTGGCACTATACTTCTTCCGTCTTCAGGCAAGTATTACTGGGAATGCGCTGCTCTTGCAAATGTCAGCGGTGAATATAGATTTGGGTGTGTTGCGGCTAGCGCGAAAGGATCGCCAGATTCCAATACAGGACTGGTCTACAGAAGTTCTGGTGTTGTTTATCTCAATGGGTCGGCAACAACATCAGAAAGCAGCTGGACAACCAACGACATCATATCGTTTGCTGCTGACATAGATGGCAATACATTAAAAACCTACAAGAATGGAACTTTAGAAGGAACTTATACCAGCTTTTTCCAATCAGGAAAACAATACTCTGCATATTTCTTCTGTGATGAGACTGTCTCAAGCAACAAGCAATGGTTATTGAATGCCGGTCAAAGAGATTTTGAACATACCCCACCGACAGGTCATGTTTCTGTTTGCACCGCCAACCTGCCCGCGCCGGACATTGCGGATGGGTCGGAGTATTTCAATACGGTGACTTATTCGGGCGATAATTCATCTCCCCGCACCGTGTCAACCGTTGGCTTTCAAAGTGATTTTGTTTGGGTAAAAAATAGAACCGATACGGGTCCGTACCACATGCTGACAGATGTTGTGCGTGGAGGGGGCAAAACAATATTTTCCAACGATGCAATTGCTGAAGTAACAAATTCTGCCGCAGGATATATTAGTGGATTTGCTACCAACGGCTTTGAGTTGACAGCTGGTTCAAGTAGCAATGCAAATGTGAATGCCACAGGCAAAAACTACGTCGCTTGGAACTGGCTCGCAGGCGGCAGCGTCTCAGCCGATAACAACACCGATGGCAGCATCACCAGCACGGTAAGCGCCAACCCCACCGCTGGGTTCTCGATTGTTAGTTATACAGGAACCGGCGCTAATGCCACCGTGGGTCATGGTTTGGGTGTTGCTCCGGCAATGATGATCATTAAAGACCGGGACGCGCAAACTCGCTGGATTGTTTATCATCAAACACAAGGTAATGCCGGCTATTTGAGGCTTGATACTACTGCTGGGTTTAACTCAGATTCAACCGTTTTTAATAGCACTTCACCCAGTTCAACAGTCTTCTCAGTAGGAACTTCGATAAATACAAACCCAAATGGCAACGACGTAATCGCCTACTGCTTTGCCGAAGTCGAAGGCTACAGCAAGTTCGGCAGCTACACCGGAAATGGTTCCACCGATGGTCCGTTTGTGTATTGCGGGTTTAAACCGGCGTTTGTGCTAACGAAAAACACTGACGCAACAAATGTAGACGATTGGAGCATTGAAGACGCGACGCGAGATCCCTACAACTTAGCTGATGCATCTTTACGACCAAACTCAGACTCAGCAGAGGATTCGGCGGCAACAATTGATATTCTTTCAAACGGTTTTAAAATTAGAACTGGCGACAGCCATCGGATTAATTTTTCTGGTGAGTTATTTATATTTGCCGCCTTTGCCTCATCGCCATTCGGCGGCTTCCGCACAACACCAGCAACAGCCCGCTAAAACGGCCGGAATACCGCCATCGGTTAGCCGTGGCCCTGTAATTAACCTAAACTAGGTAAAACGGTAGGTTTCCA